AGGTATTCAGAATTCTTCAAGATATAGCAGTTGATTTTGATATTTTGGAATGGAAACTTTTTGGGTGGATAGAAGGCCCGACCTTTGAAGCACATTCGGTTTCATTTTATTGGTTGAATTATTATTCAGACGAAGTTCTTTTAGCGGCAACGGTGGCATAATGGAAAAGCGGGAACAAACGAGAAATAAGTTTTATCCGGGTCACACACCCGAGCTGATGACTGAGCAGGAACTTATTCAGTTCTTGCGGATCCCAGAAGTTGCCACAACGGGTAAATACAAAAACGTCGTTGATAACCTCAAGCGGATGCACGGTTTGCCGTCTATTCATATTTGTAAGCAGCCATTATATCCGCTCAATGCTGTTCGAAAATGGATTAGCGAAAAGCTGAAAAAGGAACGGGCCAATGGTTTTTGACTTCACCATTACGTCGATCTGGTTTATAGTGTATTCCGGTCGGTCTTATCAGCTCGAAAGAAAGGAGAGAACATGAAAGAGCTGGTAAAACTAAAAACGCGGCCATCACGTGATGGCATACGGTTTATATACTTCCTTGATTACATAGATACCGCTGGCAAAAGGAGACGAATTTCATTAGGCCACAACGATAAGCGAAAGGCTGAGAGTCAAAAGAAACAGACAGAGCGTGAGTTAAGAATGGGTATCTTGGAACCTGTATCAATGAAATTGAATGATTTTCTCACAGACAGTCTGGCTCGGACAGGAGATCAGAACAGGGAAAGTACGCAAACTGAGCATCGATCTGCTATGAAACAATTCATTAAGGCCATTGGAAACATTGATTACAAGCGGGTGACATTATCTCATGGAGAGTTATTCCGGCAGATCCAGCTGGACAAAGGAAACAGTCCGGCAACGGTCTCAAAAAAACTACGGGCTCTTAAGCGACTGTTTCAACTGGCGGTTGAACGCCGGCAGTTGACTGAGAATCCGCTCAAATATGTCAAACTTCCTCGCTGGACCAAAAAGAAGATTGAGGTTTACAAAGATCAAGAGTGTGAGAGAATTTTAAGGGTAGTTAACGAGGTCCGAACCCCCTTAAGATGGGATATCTTGATCTACCTTGCCTTAACAACGGGCATGAGGCGCGGAGAGTTGCTGAATACTGTTTGGACGGATATTGACTTTGCGGCTAAGACGATTCATGTTTCACCGAAAGAGAATACAATTGAAACATGGAAGTGGCTCATCAAAGACCATGAACGCCGGACACTGCCATTGACCGAAGACGCCGTTGCGATGCTTGCAGAACACCAAAGTCAACAACCGGATAAATACGCTTATGTTTTTGTTCCACCTGCCAGATATAGTGTTATCCAGGGATTACGCAAGGCGGGAAGGTGGACGCTTTCAGATTCACGACTGAGTGTGATTCGTAATTTCCGCAGGGAATTTAATAAAATCCTGAAAAGGGCGGCTGTCCGGCAGCGACGCTTTCACGACTTGAGAAACACCGCTCTGACGAATTGGTTCACAAATGGTATGGGCGAATACGAGGTTATGAAGCTGGCCGGGCATGCTGATTTCAAGACTACACACCAGTTCTATCTGGCTGTTGCAGACGATTTAGTTGACAAGGCGAGGGTGGCAGTAAACACGGGTATCGGTCAAAATTTGGCGCGCATTTGGCGCGCGCCCACTTTTTTAAGAAAATAGGAATTGACGCATGTTTGGGAAGTTGTTATATTATCGCAACTTAGAAAATGCTGGGAGTGTAGCTCAGTTGGTAGAGCAACGGCCTTTTAAGCCGGAATCACACCTTGCACCATTACCCAAAAACAGCGTTTTTCCTATCGTAAACAAAGATTTTGTCACATCAACCGAAGACCAGACGAAGGTCAAAAGTACATGTTTGGCGCGCACTTTTGGCGCGCGCCTGGTGACATTGCTGATAAGACCGACCATTAAACAAACAGAGTATCACCTGCCGGGGCTATACATTGCCGCTCGTCACAACAAGCCGGGACCGGTCTCTTTGTTTCGAAAAGTTGTGACCAGAATTTTTCCGTTTGGTTTTCTGATGGATGAAATAAACATCGTCGCTCCCGGGCGCTATTGTCAATGCGAAGTGGATCCGCACGACTCGCCCGGGAGTTTTATTAAATTTGGAGTATGAGTTATGGTTTGTGACCTACTATTAAAACGTTGGGCAATTTTGCCTGGGCAACTTGAAGGGATTAAATCGATCTGCGATAAGTCGTGGCGAAATTCCACGGGCCGAGCATATTCGCGAGCTGGCCGCAGCAATTACGAGCTGGAGTATAAAGTCCAAAATGGGATTGCGAGGATCCCAGTTTTCGGGATCCTGCTGGATAATGTTCCTTCGTACTTCAAGAGCAAACAGATTGCCGCAACGGCTTACCCTGAAATTGCCCGGCTTGTAAATCGCTCGGCCGCCGATCCGGGAGTGAAGCAAATACAATTGGATGTTGACTCTCCGGGCGGGATAATCTCGGCGGCGATGGAGCGGGCGGTAAATGCGATCTGGCGAGCCAGGCTTGCGAAGCTGACGACTGCGCACGTCCATAATCTCGGGCTCTCCGCGGCGTACTGGCTGGCCAGCCAGGCCGAGAGCATATCTGCTATCGGCACAGCCGAGATCGGCTCAATTGGCGTCTGTACTATTCTCCTTGACTCATCGAAGGCGGCAGGGGCCGCCGGCTTCAAAGTGGTCCTTATAAAATCCGGCGAGCATAAGGGTATGGGTATCGCCGGCGTTTCGATCACCGGCAAACAGATCGCCGCGGTCCAGGCGAATATCGATGCACTCGCTGGTTACTTTGTCGGTGATGTTGCGAGGGGGCGAGTAAAGTACAGGCCGGAAATACAAGAGCTCTCTAATGGCCAGACATGGATAGCCGAGGACGCTCGTGAGCTGGGCTTGATCGATCAAGTTAAAAAGTCACACTGATAATTTTAAGGAGAATAGATAATGCCTGAAAATCTTGACAAACATATCGCGATCGAAAAGAACAAGCTGGCCAGTGACGGCGCCTGGCTCTGGCTACTGGATATTTATATCGACGGCGTGGACACGCTACATTTCGTCGATAATATCGAAAATGTCACGTACCGCGGCACGGTGTATACCAGATGCAATTTCCACATGGGCCCGTACGACAAGAGCGAGCCGGGGCGTTTGAGCAAGGTTTCGCTTGATATTACCAATACCGAACTGATCGCCGGGATCCTGCCTTATGTCGACGATTACGACGGCCTGGTCGGATCCAATATCGTCCGGACGCCGGTCAACTCGAAATTCCTGTCAATCGACATGTCGGCCAAGAGTGAGGATTTTATCGTCACCGGCTGCTCGGCGGGCGAGGAATCGATCAACTTCGTTTTAGGTGCGCCGAGCCCATTGAGCAGGGGCTTTCCATCCGGCAGGTACTTCGGCGGATACTGCCGATACGTCGGCAAGTTCAAGGGTGCTGAATGTGGCTACAGCGGCGCTGAATCCTCTTGTAACGGGACGCCGGCCGACTGCGAGGACAATAAATCCAACCTGGCTCGCTTCGGCGGCCAGCCGGGACTGAGGAGTAAAACTGTGAGATTCGCATGATAAAGACAGAATACAGAAAACAGAATACAGGACACAGAATCGACGTTTCCGATCTGATCGGCAAACCTTACAAAGTCGGTAAATTTCGACTGCTGGGGGATATGCCTGGCGGCGGCGCGTGCGAATATCGAGCTGCTTTGGCAGCTGTTTTTGGAGAGTTGTTGTTATGAATTATATTAAAATCATATCGGTTGTAAATCCCCTCGATGTCTCAGATCGCAATATAGAGAATGTACCATTTACCGGTCAGAATCTGTCTGATATTATCAATGAATATGCTGCCGGTATGCTGGAAGTGATAGTCCACGTAAATCAGTGCAGGCTCGAACCGGTCGAAAAGGAAAAATACAATCTTGCATTAAGGGCCGGCGATGAAATTATACTTGTTCCGGCGGTGCGGGACCCGGTGAGCTTAATAATCGCGATAGCGGCCCAGGTGGCGGTAGCCTACGCGGTACACTACGTGGCTACGCAGTTGCCTGCATTTTGGTCCTCGCCTTTTAACTATATGATCAGTAAGATGGGCGGTTCGCCAGACCTTGCAAATATGGATTCATCTCCCGCTTATGGTTGGTTGCCAATAACTCTTCAAACGCAGGGAACCCTGATACCGCGGTCATACGGCACGAACAAGGAATACGGCAATATCATTGACGCCTGGCGGGCCCCGGACGGATCCGATGAGACACTCTACGTGCTAATTGCGTTCGGCGAGGGCCCGGACTACGGAATCATTGCAGATACGATATATATAAACAATCAGCCACCGGGCAATTACGAGGGTGTCACGACGGCTGAACGAAAAGGGACACTGTCCCAGAGCGCAATATTCCCGACGCTCAAATGCGAATACCAGCCGGCACTCGAGGTGATCAATGTCGCCGACGACGGCGGCGGCGCCATTATATGGAAAACGCCTGATAAGGATTTCGACTACCTTGAGATTGCCTTGGTATATTCCGGCCATTACAACCATAAGGACGGCGGTACCGAAATCCAGGTCGTGGCTATAAAAATAGAAATATCAGAGCACGGCGCCGATGACTGGTACACGCTGGCCGAAGAGGACCTTGTCTGCGCCCGCGAGCCGAAACAGAAAAACTACCTGTCGACCGGCACATATACGGGCGGATCGCCTGTAAGTATTACCAAGGGCACTCGATGCGATATCAGGGTCACCAAGACAAACGCCGGGCGGATCTGGGCCGATAACCGCAAGTCGCGTCAATTATGGATCTCAACGGTTCGCGAAATAACCGATACGGCCTTTTCATATCCGGGCATATCGCAGCTGGGCGTTTCGGCTTTAGCAACCGGGCCTCCGGGCACGAACTTTCAGGTAAGCTGCATAAGAAAGGGCCGGATAGTCAACGTCTATAACGGATCGAGCTGGACGCTCGAATGGTCGGACAACCCGGTATGGGTGATCTGGGACATCCTGACCAGACCGGTAATAAGCGGCGATGGTGACGGCACACCTTACGCGATCGAGCGGTACGATGGGGTCAACCCGGCCAGGCTGACGCCTTACATCGATGAATGGTACGCG